GATTCCCAGTCACAAATACCAACAGTATACTGCTTGGTATCCCATAGTAGCATGTAGTCGAAGGTCTTTTCAGGTAAACCTAGGTTCGCTCCCTGAAAGTTTTTAAGTGTAATCTCTTTCGTCCAGGGAATCCTCTTACAGAAGAGGTTGTCCATACCCTTAGACTCATAGAAGAGTTCATCTTCTAATCCATAGAAGTCTCTACCCTTATCAGTGTCACCAACGTACTGCAATTGATTGTCGCTGTACTTAGCAATAGAAATCTCTTGGACTTCTGCTCGGAGTGGTCTCGTCTGTGGTCTCTTCAAACCATCAGTTGATTTAACCACACCAAAGATAGATGAAAAATCAAACCGTTCAGAGTTAATCATAGTATGTTAAGGTTTGCCATTGGTACACCTTGGGGACCAGCATTCACAGGTCCATGAGGCAATGAGTTGAAAGACATAGTATAGCGATCTTCTTTCCCACTATGGGGATTGCTATAATGTCTTAACCATCCAGGGAAGATAAGAAGTTTACCAGGTTCTGCCTTGATATTTTCAAAGGGTCCGTCGAAGTAATCACGAATAATCTCCAAGGTATCAAGATTACGGATATCAACAGGGTCTTGAAAGACAGTATCACTTCCATCGGTGAAGTAGTATACGCCAGAGAGATAAGAATAATTGTGACGATGAAGAGGATGACCAGCACCTGAACCAGGTGGTGCCCAATTTGCCCAAGACAGAGAGATACGAAGTTCCTCTGCTTGGAGTGCAAGGTCGCAACGAATGTAGTCCAGACAGTCATGGAAGAATCCAGTTAAAGGCAGCATCTCATCTTCCTTATGTATGTCTCCCCGACTGGTACGAACACCAGCAGGAAAATTATACATTGCCATCTCTAAGGTCTTAATGTATTCCAATGCCTGATCAGAGATTGCCATGTCATCACCTTCTAGTCTAAACTCGTAGACTCTCGTTGGAAATAACTCATGGGTTTTCATCATTTAAACTCACACCTCATCATGATCTCAGTCATGAATGCAACGAGATTGATCTCCTGATCCATGACAAAGTTTGCTTTGTATTGATACTCACCGATAACAAGAACTGCTTCGGGAATACTCTTCGGTTGTAAGTATGTATAGAGAGAGTCGTACACTTTTCTCATGATAGCGTGAGGTTCGTTGTCCATGTTAGCGACAACCCACTTCTTGACATCAGTAAACTTACGATTCTTCAAGAATCCCATGAGATCAGTCATAGCAATGTCTGACATCTGACCCAGAATACCTGTGTCAATCTTACCCTTAGAAGAATACCGTTGCAGTTCATTCAGAGTGCGACGGAAGTCAGGGAAGTGCTTCATCACAACTTCGCGAAGCACAGGGAGTTCAAAGTCAACACCCTCTTGTGCCATGATTGTATGGACACGCTTGAAGAAGGATGCAGCGAGTTGTGCTTTCTCCTTACCCTTGACATTGAATTCAATAACCGAACACCGTGAGTGCAATGGTTGGATGATTTTGTTCTTGTAGTTACAAGTAAAAATAAAACGACAGGTGTTCTGGAACTCCTCAATAAATGCCCTCAGGAGCATCTGTACGTCTTGGGTGGTGTTGTCTGCCTCATCGATGATAAGCACCTTGTGGCGTGCCTCAGAGGTCAGAGAGACAGTAGAAACGAATGCCTTGGCACGGTTCCTCACAGTGTCCAGGAAGCGTCCCTCGTCAGATCCATTGATCACATAGTAGTCAGCACCCAGTTCGTGGCATAGTGCCTTAGCAATAGTAGTCTTGCCAATACCAGCAGGACCAGCAAGCAGCATGTTGGGGATCTCACCCTTGTCAAGGAAACCCTTGAACATGGTCGCAGTCTCCTCTGGAAGGATACAATCGTCAACCGTCTGAGGACGGTACTTTTCTACCCAAAGGAAATCATTCATAATTTAGTGTCAAACCCAGTCAGGTTTACGATGTGGAAGTTTAATATAGTTATCTGCTACCCATGGTTTAGATGCAATATACATTTTGTATGCATCGATGGTAGAGATACTAGTGTCAAGTTTGTACTCATCAGGCATTGCTCTGACGAATGGTGTGGTCTCCTTACCTGACCGACCCTGAGGATCAGCAGTAGGTAGGATCTCTTTCGCTGCTAGAAGAGTCTTCTGGCATGTGTGTACTCTACCATACCTGGCAGTGTACTCGTCGCACATAGCAAGTCCATGAGCAAGCAACCACTGCCAGTTAGTTACAAACTCATTCGCCCACTTGGTACATGGGTGGTTACGAAAAGCACCCTTCTCAGTAGCATAGGGAGTACCGTCTGCTTTGGGAAGGGTGCCAAAACCATGACCCCATTTGTCAGAGCATACAATAGCAAGCATCTGACAGGTCTCTAAGGGCATCTTGACAATGTGCTTGTCAGGAAGAACCACAGCAGAGTGATATGGGGATGGGTCCGTAACGAAGATGTTCATCAGTATTCTGAATCAGGTTCAAGAGCGATCATGAGTTCTAGGTTCTCAACAGTAGAACTCTCACTCATAATACCGTACAGTTTGGCGACCTTGCGATCGTAAAGGTCAATCTTGTAACCTTTTGCAGCACGGCATGGTTGACCACCAGTCATCACGATAGAGATATTTTCGATCTTCATGCAGAAGCAGAACTCTTTCTCAGTCTCACCTAGTTGGATTTCTAGTGTGTTAGCAGTAGAGTTACGCTTGTCAGTAACAACAGCAGACAAAACACCATTGTGACCTGTAAAGCAAAGGTCTGGCAGTTGATACCCAGACGCAGCAGCAAAGATTTGATACAGGTGATCATTACTGAGTTCAGTAGAGATAGATGGTTCACCAATACTATTGATAACATCAGGTGGAACAGTAATCATACGCTCATCAGCGTAGTAATACTTCATTCGACTGTTGTTCATGCTGATGTCAACATGCTTCTCACCAAAGTCCACGTCTGGTGTGTTACTTGTATTACGTGAGAGGACCTTGATGGTCTTCATCATGTTACCCAAGTCATAGATGGGTGCAGTACGTTGAAACTCAATGTCTTTGAAAGTACAGGAACCCAGAATATTCTTATTGTTTGAGATAGTTGAAACCTTTTGACCAGGTTTAAACATGATGGATGGGTTGATGTTCATGAACAACCCAAGGATTTCCAATTGTGGTTCAGTAAATTTCATACAGGTCATTGAGGATAGTCTTCCGTTTTTGCGTTTTTGTCGTTGAAGTGCATTAGGAGCACAGCGTAGTGTAGCACCTTTAAGATGTCTCGTCTAGCAGTTCCCTTCTTATCGTATCGAGATGCATACTTTAAGATGTTAGACCTGCAAAACGATTCACCATCACCACACGCTTCGATCAAGTCTAGGGTTTGAAACCCATCAGGACCAGCAGAGTAGTGCTGACGGTATGTGGCAGAGATGTAATCTTTAAGTTCTTTAAGGATTTCATCCTCATTGTATTTGTTCATAATTAACAGAAACGTTCAAGTGTTGCAGTGTGTAGGTCAAACCTGTCTGGATGTTTGTTGAGTTGAATGATGGCATCCCTTTGGAAAGGATTCTGAACCGTAGATTCGTCCCACCAATGAACCACTTTACGGACACCAGACGTGATTGGTCTCACACGATGGATAATACCCGTTGGATAGATGACAGCATGACCTGCTGGTAGTTTAATACTAACACCAAAGTCACCAAAACGCAACTCTAACTCACCACCTTCATAGTCAGTTGGTTCATTAAGAAATAGTGTAGTAGACATATCCATTCTCAGTCCAGCACCATCAGTAATTTCATCTTGGTGCCAATCGTAGTCTTGTCCTGGATTATACTTCTTATAAGTGTAACCAGTTCGTCCACTAGAAAGAGTAAGTTCTGGTTGTAGAGAGTTGTCTACTTGCTCATCCAACCATTCAGGGTCAATACCCTTGTCTTCATCAACACGTTTGATAGGATTCACGATGAGAACAGGATCAACTTGGGAAAGGACTCTGGATGTTCCAGAG